AACCTGACAGTATCACGTTGAATGATGAGAATATCAAGAATTTTGTGAGCAATTATTTAAGACATAAACAAACCAATAAATCTTGTGTTGATCTAGCTGAATACGATGATGAGTATATTAAGATAGGATGTATTCATGGTATGGACATACCATCAATGAATGATTGGGATGTTAGCGAAGTAACTAATATGAATTCGCTTTTTAATGGTTTAAGCACATTTAATGAAAACATAAGCAAATGGAATGTTAGTAAAGTAAAAGATATGAGTAATATGTTTGTTGGTTGTTCAGAATTTAATCAAGATTTAAGCAGTTGGGTTGTTAGTAAAGTAGAAAATATGAGTAATATGTTTGCTGGTTGTTCAAAATTTAATCAAGACTTAAGCAATTGGATTGTTAGTAACGTAGAAAATATGAGTAATATGTTTGTTGGTTGTTCAGAATTTAATCAAAATTTAAGCAGTTGGGATGTTAGAAAAGTAGAAAATATGAGTAATATGTTTTATCGTTGTAGTAGCTTTAGAAATGGAGGAAGTAATCCATTAGTATGGATGGTTAAACCTACGACTCTAAAATATATTTATCATAATGTTGATTATAGAGAGATTAAAATAAATATAACACGTATGGATGGTAAAAAAATCACCGACGATAAAATAAAAGACAACGAGGATCTAAAGCTAAAGTTTACATTTGAAAAAAACGGTGGTAAATATAGAATACGAAATTCAAAATATAGTTACAGTAATAAAAGAATAAATAAAACCAAAAAAAAATACAGTAGAAAAAAAAAATCAGCAGAAGACAAGCGTGGAAAAACAAAAAATAAAAGTATACCTAATTATATTGATTTGATATAACTGAAAAATAGAAAATTGCTTTACTCTAAGTAAAACGAAGATTGATGTTCCTAAAACTTAGCAAATGAAATACTCAATAATAAAACGGTTAAACCGCTATTTTTTTCATTATAATTCGATATTTAACGGTCGTAAAATTGATATATTTTTACATTATAATATACCAATAAAATGCCAGTATGTGAATATGGTAGTTGTTCAATATCCGCATGTTTCAATGTATATGGAGAACAAAAAGCAAAGTTTTGTAGAACGCATAAAACAGATGATATGATAAATATTGTTGATAAATTATGTGAAACATGTAACATAAAAAGGGCCATGTGTAACTATAAAGGCAAATCTGGAGGTATATATTGTATTGACCATATGTTAGAAGGAATGGTAAATGTAAAAGGAAAACGTTGTTCATATAAAGGTTCAAATAATGAAATATGCTATACTGCTCCAATATATAACTATGATGGTGAAATAAAGGGTAAATATTGTATCGAACATAAATTAGAGAATATGATAAATGTTACTGGCAAACGGTGTTTGAAGAATGACTGTAACAGAATTGCGCAATTTAATTTTGATGGAATGAATAGTGGTATTTATTGTTCTCAACATAAAGAAGATGGTATGATAGATATAAAACATAAGCGGTGTGAATACGATACCTGTATGAGCAATCCTTCTTATAAATTTGAAACTGATACGAGCTCTAGATTTTGCTCAAAACATAAATTAGAAGGGATGGTAGATGGTAAACATTCAATGTGTAAAATGGAAAACTGTAATAAATCTGCAGGATATAACCTTATGGGAATAAAAACACCAATGTATTGTGTAGAACACAAGAAAGAAAATATGGTAGATGTGAAACATCATTTCTGCATGGAAACTGGATGCGACAAGCGACCAATATTCAATTATGAAGGGTGTAAAAAGGGTATTTATTGTTTTGAGCATAAAAAAGAAAATATGATTAATCTATTTATAAGATACTGTAAATCATCATGGTGTAATAGTTGCGCAAATACAAAATATGATAATTATTGTATAAACTGCTTTATTCATTTATTTCCAGATAAACCGATTACTAGAAACTATAAAACAAAAGAGAAGGCAATTGTAGATTTTGTAACAACGACATTTGATAAATCATGGATTTATGACAAACGAATTACAAATGGTTGTTCAAAACGACGTCCTGATTTATTTTTGGATATGGGAACGCATGTAATAATTATAGAGATTGATGAAAACCAACATATTAGTTACGATTGTTCATGTGATAATAAAAGATTGATGGAAATTTCGCAAGATGTAGGACATCGACCAATTATATTTATTCGATTTAATCCCGATGATTATATTGATTCAAATGGTCAAAAAATAAAAACTTGTTGGAGCTTAAATAAAAAAACGAATATATTACATGTTCCTAAAGCTAAGCAAACTAAATGGAATAATCGGCTAGATGTCTTAAAAAATCAAATTCAATATTGGTTAGATAATACTACTGATAAAACTGTTGAAATTGTTCAGATATTCTATGATAATATGTTTATGTAATATAATATATAAAATAATATAAATATAAGTTATTTTTTAATATGTAGGCGAATTTTATTTATTGTAATTTTTGTAATTTTTCTGAATTTTTTATCTTTAGGAAGTATATACCGCAAATATGGGAGGAGCTTTAATGCAGCTAGTCGCTTATGGCGCACAAGACGTTTTTCTTACTGGTACTCCTGAGATAACTTTCTGGAAAGTTTCTTACAGGCGCCACACAAATTTTGCCATGGAATCCATTGAGCAAACATTTTCCGGACAGGCTGACTTCGGTCGCCGTGTTACATGCACAATCTCCAGAAACGGAGATCTTGCTTACCGCACATACCTTCAGGTTACTCTTCCTGAGATTAACCAACAGATGAACACCTCTACCTCTGCTGGTCAAGGTGTTTATGCTCGTTGGTTAGACTACATCGGTGAGCAACTTGTTGCTCAAGTTGAAGTTGAGATTGGTGGTCAACGCATTGATCGTCAATATGGTGACTGGATGCACATCTGGAACCAACTTACCATGACATCTGAACAACAACGTGGATACTTCAAGCTTATTGGTAACACCACTCAACTTACATACATCACTGATCCTGCGTTTGCTCCTGTTGCTGGTCCTTGTGCCGCCACAGGTGCCCCAACACAGGTTTGCGCTCCAAGAAACGCTCTTCCTGAAACGACTCTTTATGTTCCTCTTCAATTCTGGTTTTGCCGCAACCCTGGACTTGCTCTTCCTTTGATTGCTCTTCAATACCACGAAGTCAAGATCAACCTTGACTTAAGACCTATTGGTGAGTGTCTTTGGGCTGTTAGCACCCTTGGAACTAGCGCTGCTGGAACCCTTTCTGTCAGCACTGCTTACCAACAGTCTCTTGTTGCTGCTTCTCTCTACGTTGATTACATCTTCCTTGATACTGATGAGCGCAGAAAGATGGCACAAAACCCTCACGAGTATTTGATCGAACAAGTTCAATTCACTGGTGATGAATCTGTTGGTTCATCTTCCAACAAGATCAAGTTGAACTTCAACCACCCTGTCAAGGAGCTCATCTGGGTTGTTCAACCTGACGCAAATGTTGATTACTGCTCATCTCTTGATGGTAGCCAAACCTTGTTCAAGGTTCTTGGTGCTCAGCCTTTCAACTACACTGACTCGCTTGATGCTCTTCCTAATGCCATCCATGCCTTTGGTGGTCCTACTGAAACTATCGGTACCAATGGCTTCATTACATCTACTGGTCTTTTCCAAATGGCTGGTGCTGTTGATGTTGCTAGTGGTGCAGGGAATAATGCTGCTTGGCTTGGAAACACTACTGAAATTCCATTCCGTCCTAACGATGGTGCTGTTCTTTCTGCCTCTGGTCTTTCTGATGCCGGAACATTCGTTCTTGCTGAAACTGCCCTTGACATGCATTGTTGGGGTGAGAACCCTGTCGTCACCGCTAAGCTCCAGCTTAACGGCCAAGACCGCTTCTCTGAGCGTGAAGGTTCTTACTTCGATGTTGTTCAACCTTACCAACACCACACTCGCGCACCTGACACTGGTATCTGCGTTTACTCATTTGCTCTAAGGCCTGAGGAACATCAGCCCTCAGGGTCATGTAACTTTTCCAGAATCGATAACGCTGTTCTCCAACTCGTGCTATCGTCTCCTACTGTTTCTGGAACTGCTACTGCTAAGGTCCGTGTCTACGCTGTTAACTACAATGTTCTCCGTGTCATGAGTGGCATGGCTGGCGTGGCCTATAGCAACTAAATCAATGTAATAATAGTATTAGTTGTAAAACAATATAAAGAAAATTCCATAATATAAATCATATACTATGGAAATCTGCGGTGTTAGTATTAAACCTTCCTTTTCTACTAGTGAATTTGATGAAATAACGCAAAAATTAAAACTTAAACATACTATTATAGGTTTTATTGATGGTGATGTATTTTCTAATACTGTAAAAAATCCAATATGGGTTATATTAGAAAATGCTCAAATTTATTTATTATTACTTTCTTCTAATTCGGAAGACATTACAAAATTATGTATTGAATCATATAATAAAATACTTAATTTTGAAAAAGAAATAAATAATAATAAAAAAATAAAATGGAATGTTTCACACAATGGATATATATGTGGTTCTGTATCAAAAAATGGTGTATTAAGTATGCATCAAGTTATAATGAATTATTACAACAATGGAACTGGATCTGAAGCTCTCAGTGTAGATCATATTGATAGAAACAAATTAAATAATACTCTATCTAATTTACGAATTGCTACTTGTAAAGAACAAAATCAAAATAGAAAAGGTGTAATACCAGGAACAAAATTAGCACGGCAACATCAAGCAAGAGAACTTCCAGAAGGAATTTTACAAGAAGATATGCCGAAATATGTGAATTATAATGTAAATGTTTGGGATAAAGAAAAAAATAAAACACGAGATTTCTTTCGGATAGAACGACATCCGTTAATATATCCAAAAGTATGGGAAGGAACAAAGTCAATGAAAGTATCAATTAAAGATAAATTAGAACAATGTAAAAAGGTGTTGTATGGATTAGATAATGGAGTTTTACCAAGTTATTCTCAGCGTGAATTACCAAAGCATGTATATTTTTCTATTATACATGAACAACAAAATTTAGTATATGACAATAGAAATACTAAACATACAAAAAAAATGAAAATTAAAGATGAATTATTTGACATAAATAATCCTGAAAAAAGAGAGAAACAAGTATATATTTTCAATCATCTGATTATGAAAACATACGGTGAAGATGAATCTATTTTACCTGAAGAGTATGAATATTGTGGAGAACCAATTGATGAAAAAGAATTAAATGAAATACTTATTAAACTACCAAAATACGTTTGTTTATTGAATGAAGGTGGAAATACAATATTAGCATTTAATCGATGTGTAGATAAAACAAGACTTAATAAAAAGATCAAACTATCAAATAACTATGAAAAAATAGAATCAACACCAGAATTATTAGATGATATACAAAAAGGAATACCATTATTAAATAAAGAAATTATTAAAAAATATGGAAAAGAATATGCTATAATAGAACTTTCTGAAAAACAAACAGAAGAAATTATAGAAAATATAAAAGAAGAACAAAATGCTGGATTTCCAATGTATACACGTATACAAACATTTAAAAATGGTAATTATTTAGTATTTAATAAAAACTTTGAAAAAAAAAGATTAAATACAACTATAAAATTACCAGATAAATATAATAAAAATCAACAGTTGAATAAATTAAATCAAAAAATAATAGAATTATACGGAGAGATTCATAAATTGAATTTAACCGATTATCCAATCGAAACAATCGTTAAAAAAATACAAATTCCAAAGGATATGTATATTATTTTAAATTGTAAAACACCTTATTTATATATTAACAATGATTCAATAACTATTATACATAAATTACAAAAGGATTATGATTTACAAAATGAAATAGATTATTTTTATAATAATCAATCATTATATACCCCAGTTACAAATCAATCATATGATAAATATTTAAATAGTTATTCTATTTGGAAACCTAATCGTATAAGTTTAACTATAAAAAATAAAAAAATTGCTATTTTATACAAATATAAAACCGAAGAGTTTTTACATTATTATTCTATGACTCTTCCAACAGATGAATTTAATATATATTTGTATTTAATTTATATGAATACTGATATTATACATAGATATGGAAAAGAATATAGTATTTTTTATGTTCCAGAATAATAATTTATTTACATAATACAACTATTTTCGAAAAACAAAATACTAAAGATAAATATATTATAAGTAAAATAAAAATCAATATAAAAATACGAATCAATAAATAGTAACATGTCTTACAAACAAGTAAATACGCAAAAACAGTTATTGTTGGATAATTTAATGGAATTTTATAAGAATAACGAGAACTTAAAAAAGATGACCAATGTCATTAATGGTGAATCGAAAATATCTCTGCGAATTATTGATTGGTTTGTAACAAATTATGCAAAGAAATATTATACAGTATATGAAATACCGCAAATAATACATGGAATACCATCAGACACGCATAAAATAAGGTTCAAGGTATATAATGATTACAAGTTGAAACTGAAAGCATATGCAAAGAAGAATTTCGATCCTTTTTGTAGATGGGAGAGAATTTCCATACCGTACGACAATGACAACTATATGGAAACGACAATCGGTCAGCTTAACTTTTTCAAATGGGCAATTGAGAGTAAAATAATTGATTATATTCAACAGCAATATCAAGAAATAGAGAACGATATGAATACACGGAATAGCACATCAAAACGATTAGCAAGTATTGAAAAAGATGATAATGGAAAAACGAGAAAAAAACGCGAAGAATTATCTATATCGGCATGTAAATGTATTAAAAAAGAGGATGTAAAGATTATTGTCAAGTTTAACTAATAAAAATAATAATAAATGATTCAAATATAAGAATCATTTATTATAGTATAATGGATATAACAAAAAAATATGTAATGTCAAATATAAAAATACCTATTGAAATAAAAGAAAATAACAAATGCGAACCATATATGGATTTATTACAAATGGAAATTACACCATTAGACCATTTACCAGATCCAATCACAGACACTGTATTAAAAGAACAATTGAAACAGAATTTGTATATCTTTTTGAGTAAAATGTTTCCTGAACATAGAGACGAGATACCAGGTTCTTCACCTGAACAAATAAATGTTATACAAGAATCAAAACCAAACTCCGAATCAGAACCAAAACCCGAATCAGAATCAATACATCAGATATACATAGACAAGGAAGAAATAAAAAGATTAAAGAAACCGATGAATACAACATTCAAAACGTATAATAAAAAAACGTGTAAAAAATATACTATAAACAATTACGATAATAATGGTCTTTGATTTTTCTGAATACGCATAGGATCCGGCATGACTAATGGTATACGATCAATAATAGCTAAACTTTCCAACTCTTTCAATGCTGGTTTTGTTTCAGGTAAAGGACTGACTAGATTTGTTGATCCAATACCTTTTAAATAAGAATCAATGTCTGCGTAATTATGCGATAATGTAGCAGGACCCATTTGACCCATTATTAACCCATCGCCAGCAAAATGAGTTGTAATCGCCTTTCCATTCGGTTGATGTTCATACATAGAATATAGTCTTTGTGATTGTCTAGATTCTTCTTCGGCACGATAATTTCCTCTGTCATTTTTATTTCGTGTAGAAGTCATTATATATATGATAAATATTTTTTATTTTTGTAAAAATCGATTCTTTAATGTAATATAAAAAGGGTTTTTGTCAGAGAATTCATTAGGGTTCTCCAAAAATGCATTCCATACATTATAAAAATCGCAAAAATAATCATAAGACAAAAGTATACACAACCCAGTATCTTTATCCAATGATATCATTAATGCAGCTGCTAAACTATATAGTTCGTCGAATAAAATATTTCCTGAAGTTTTTTCAAGAATATTTGCCATTCCTTTGCTCATCGCAACTTCATCTATTAATAGTTCATCACAAGTTTCATCATCATATTCATATTGTTTTATTTCTACCTGTATATTTTCTACATTCATATTGAAAAATTTACGAATAGAATTGCGATATTCTTTATTGTTGGAATACATATATGATAAAACAAATAATATTTATATCTTTGTAAATATTATTGAATTTATTTCTTAGAAGTTTTGCGACGACGACTTCTTGTCTTGCGACTCTTAGACTTCGACTTCTTAGACTTCTTTGATTTTTTAGAGCGGCGTTTAGCACCACCGGATAAAGGTAGTTTTGGCATTTCGCTATTGCCACCTTTAACACGTGCTTCAGCACCACTAGTTGATAAACCAGTTACATCACTTGCGAAATCAGCGATACCTGTCATTATATAGTATATATAGATATTTATTTGGACATTGTGGCATTTAACAATTCGCGAGCTGAAGCTCCTCCTCTAATCCATCCGTCCATTGCCATTTCTTGAACCAAGTTTGCCGGATTTGTTATTTGTGAACGCAATTCGTCTCGCATAGGGTATTGATTACAGTCCATATATGATTTTTCAGAGATAGTTCCAACGCTTTTTAAATCACGTATCATTTCGCCCTGCTGAAGTTGTGACTCTAATGTAGGATCACCGCCACCTTTTCCTAAATAAGGAACAGTTAAAAACGGACGTTGAAACAATTGGAGTTTTTCAAATGGTCTTTCATTTTCAGATTTATTAAATAGATTTGATTCAATATCAATTACTGCACTTGCAACGCCGCCATTTCTAACAAGTATACCTGGTTGTTGAGTAGCAAATTGAACCTGGCTATCGGAAGCACTATTGCTAAAAAAATTTGAAACGGTGTAACTGCCAAATCGAGTATTCTGAATATTCTGTTGTGTTTGATCTGTCATATCAGCGCTAAGACTTCCCATATTGTTGAATGTATAACTATGAAGAGAAGACATAATATAATATATACATACTTTTATATTTTTTATAGATTGTTAATTTGTATGTCTATCTAGATTTCTTGCACAAGCAAATAAATTGCCCTCTTTACATGACACCATACTTCCGTAACAAAAATCGGCAAATCCAGCTTGATCATTCGGTATTGTTGTCGCTGAATTAGAATAAAAAGGTTGTAATGATTGTTCAAATAAAAATTGTTCGCCTAAATCTGTAAATAATTTGTCTGCAATATCTGGTTGTCCGGGGTTTTGTTCAATGACTAATTGTTTTGCTTTGTCTAAAATGGTGGCATTTACATTTTGGTTAAAAGATGGTGGCGCAGGTTTTTTCTGAGGATTAAATTCATAGTCAGGAATTAAAACATTTGAGAACGGATTGTTAGACGATGGTTGATCAAATGTTGTATTAGGATTTGTATCATACCCTTTCAAAACTTCTAAAGCAGGATTTTCAAAGCCTTCTATTTTATTTTTAATACCAATCGCCTTGTCGGCTTCTTTATTATGATAATAATGTAGTAAAAATATTGCGCCAATCGTAATCGCTCCAACAAATAAAGTGCGAAAATTGTGTGTATATAAATAACTAATGACTGTTAAAAAAATAATGGTTCTCGAAATTGCATTTAGTTTTTGATTATATGTCATAGATTCAATCGGAAAAAACTCCATAATATATTGACTTTGAAAAAGAACATTTGGATTGTCTGACCAGAATGGGACAATCAATTGTTTGTATTCATCCATTATTTTATTATTATGTGTATTGCCTGAAATATCTAATGTGAATTCACTATGTGTCATTATATATATTGATTGTTATTTTTTTTACTAAAAAACAACAAGAGACAGTCATTTTTATTATGCTGTTCGTTTTATACAGGTTTTGTCAACAGTAAAAGTATCAATTTTTTTACTTTGCGGAACAATCTTTATGATACATTTTGATTTTTCACCATATAACGGTTCGGTACATCCTTTTTCAGAAGACTTTGGTATTTTTTTCACCGTTTTCCTACGTTTTACAAGGTCCTTATATGATTTAGTACATCTAGACCGAAAATGTTCATATCTTTCTCTAACCATTTCATAAGACAATCCTGATTTTTTACCAAGCATTTTATTAATGACTTCATGAAGATGATAAATATATTTTGAGAACGTAGCGCGAGATTTCATTTCTTTCCATGTTAATGGTAATTTTTTGAAATTTTTCTTCAAATTTTTTCTGCATTTTCCACAAGGCAAAACATTTTGTAAATTTAAAATGAATGACTGATAATGGCGTTTATCATCACATGTAGGAAGATGTGGATAATTAAAACTCATGGTATGTAAATAATGCCACATACTTGGACCCCATACAGACGTTAACATTCCGTCTCCGCTATTATAATCCTTTTCCGTAAATACGGATTTTGTGTTCATTGACTTCTTAAATATTGTCTATAAAATAAAATTTACAAATATATTTAGTAATGTGTTTATTATAAAAATAAAAAATATATTGGAAATATATAATGGCAAAACTAATACCCTATATAAATACGTTATTTAAACCTTATTATAAATATATTACTGGAATTGTACTACTAGTTCTCTTTATTTTGGTTTCCAAGTTTGTATATGAAACATATTTTGTTAAATATAATAAAAATAAAGAATTGGCAAATGTAGCGAACGCAAAGAATACAAAACAAATTTGCGCGGTTTATTTTTTCTATGTAGATTGGTGTCCTCATTGTGTTAAAGCAAAACCAGAATGGAATAATTTTAAAGATCAATATAATAATAAAGTAATCAATGGGTATGTATTGAAATGCTACGATATAGACTGTACAAAAGATAATGGAGACGAAGTGATTCAATTTGATAATTCAACTGGTAAATATGGAGATATAGATCAAGAACTATATGAAAAAGATAAGAATGGGGAATATAAGAAAGACGAATCTGGGAATAAGATACCATTACCACAACAACAGTTGGCAAACAAGATTCCTATTCAACCTACACCTATTAAATTGTCTGCGTTAATTCAGAAATATAATATTGATTCTTATCCAACCATCAAACTTACAAAGGGTGATTTAGTGGTTGAGTTCGACTCTAAAATAACAAAGGATACATTGGTTCAATTTGTTAATAGTGTATAAGTTATTTGTTGGATGCTCTAAATAAACCAGACTTTACATTTTTCTTTAAACGCATTTATTCCACTATATACCAGGTCTTGCCTATCATTCTTGTTATATAGTACTTCTAGACAGTAATCAATTGTTGTTTCTTTTGAAAAAAAATGAATATTATAAGGAATCTGTATCGTTTTTTCATTCGAAAAAAAATCAACATTATTAATTAGTCGGTTCATTAATACATTCAATAGGTCAAATATATTCGATTCTTCATTGATTGACCTTGGTGGGTTTATTTTCTTATTATTGTTACCCAATGAAATACCTAGAATTTCATCTAGGTTTGTAACATTTTCTATACATTTTGAGATAGGATAATTTAAAAAGAATCCACCATCTATATAGCAGTTATCATCTTCTACAATAGGTGTAAATATAATAGGTATTGAACAAGACGCATATATTGCGTCAACCACTAACCAATCTGGATGTGTTTTATATGATATATCTAATAATGTAAATGAATTCAGTTCAGTAACATAAATATGAAAATCTATTTTATTATAATCATATAATTGCTGCATAGTAATATTAAGATTCAAATCAACGGACTTTAATAACGGAGAAAATAATTCTATGAAAAACATTTTATTAATAAATCCTTTATTATCGATTGCTTCGAGAACCGAACATACAGATTTTTTACATACTTGTTCCCATGGACGATTAATAAAATACTCCTTTAATATATTATGATCAATTTTTAAAGCAACAGATAATCCAACTACTGCTCCAATAGATGTTGAATATATAGATTCAATATCATCTATATTCAAAAATCCGGAACAAATAGCTTCATATATAATACCAAACGCAGATAGACCCCAAATAGACCCACCGGAAATAACAAGATGTTTTATTTTTCTTTGAATAATGGCGGTTTCATCAATGTTCTCAGATTCATGTTCTATTTTCTCTGTTTCACCTTCCATGTTCTCAAAATTCATTTACAATAATAAATTGGCAATGTTTAATTTGTTTACAAAAAATATCATATATGATATATAAATGTCATGTTTGTTATATGTAAACGATGAAGAAGCACAACGTAAGATAAATATAGATGAATTATATGAGAAAAAACATCAGAGAGATTTGAAACAAATGTCTATTTTTAATAAGATATTGAATCGTATTCATAAGAGAATACAATTAACTGGTCGAAATAAGCGTCATGAAAAATATGCATGGTTCACAGTTCCTGAATATATTTTTGGAGAACCAAACTATGATCAAGGAGAATGTTTAGGATATTTAGTGAGTAAATTAGAAGAAAACGGGTTTTTTGTGAAATATATGCATCCAAATACATTATTTATTTCATGGGAGAACTGGATACCATCGTATACAAGAAATGAAATTAAGAAAAAACTAGGTATAGTTCTCGATGAAAAGGGGAATGTTCTCGAAAAGGCGGATGAAAATATAGAAATAGAAAGCCACGATCCAAATGTTCGTCTATTAAATCATAATAAAAATCTAGAGAAAAAGGATCAAAAACAATACACTCCTATTGACAAATATAAACCTACAGGAAATATGGTATATAATCCTGAATTGTTTACAAAATTAGAAAAGAAGGTAACCTTTGCTTAAAAGAATGTATGTTCTCAAACACCATTGATAATACAAAAAAAAAGGTCGATTATCGCCATGTTGACATCTAGATAAATAAATATAATACAAAATAATAATACTGTTTGAAATAATGGTTATTATTGGCGTTTCCAATCGTCGCAAAATAGTCAACAAATTATATATTGAACAACCTGTTGTAATACACGCATATGTATCTACATATTTTCTAGGAGCAATTTGATAGACATCATCGAAACTTGTTAGTGTAGTTCCAGCGATGTATTCGGGATTCCTGAGCCTTTTATATAGATAAGTAACTGGACATTCGCCATTCAAATATGTATATGATAATAATATCATTGTATAGTAATTTACGAATGCTATATCATCTTGACAAATAAACGAATAAATCGATAAAAAAAACGAATGACAAATATGATATATTCCAATGATTTTCATATAATTATTATATAACTATAAAATTGAAGTTTTTTATATTCATATAAAGAAGACAATATAAATATGTCATTAACAGTTCATTCTAAGAAATGCGTTAAAAATAAAAAAGATAAAAATAACGTAAGTATAGAATCAATGCAACATCAAAATCAAAAAACCCAAAAACAAGAAAAAACGCAGAAAACAATTACAAAAAAGAAAAAGATAAATTTATCGATTGTTGACAAAGACAAATTATGGGATATTTTTGATAAGGATGTTATTGATGTTAATGATAATATACATGAGAACATTGAAGTTATTTATGATGGAAAATCAGAATCGGAAGCAGAGTCTGGAATATGTAAATTATGTAGTTCTACGCTGATTATTATGGAAGATGGTTTTCCAACATGTACAAATAGTTCATGCGGAATAATATATAAGAATACTTTAGATTATTAGCCAGAATGGCGGATTTTCGGCGCTGATGATAAAAAAGCAAATGAT